GTGTAGTAGTCTTGCAACTCGTAGCACATACTAGTGGTTAGCGAATACATAGCCGAGATCTCTTTAGTCTTAAGATCCTTAACCTTGCCTGACAGAATGTCCTCGGGTTTGGGCAAGTTGGCAGCATGTTTACGATGTGCCATAAACTTCACTGCGGTACCTTCGCCTACACAACCTGCAATAAGGTCGGTAAGTTCGTGTTCGCTGCTTCCTTCGTCTTTACAGAAGTCGCTTGCAAAGGTCCATGAACGAGGAGTAGCAAATGAACGACTATTACTACGTGGATCAAAGTCAAACATGTCTGCTTTGGCGAACGACAGATAACCAACAACATCCGGATGGATCTTGTTCTTAACAGCCCAAGTCTGCCAACTATCAAAGTCAGTACGGACCTCCAAATGCACAAAACGATTGGCGAGTGGACTAGGCATACGATATGTAACACCTTTGTCCGAGTCGCGGTTACCTGCGGCTACCATAACAACATTGTCCGGCAACACATACTTGCCGATTCGGCGATTGAGAACCAGCTGATAAGCCGCGGCCTGTACAGCCGGTGCAGCCGAATTCATCTCGTCTAACAGCAATACAACGATTGGATACTGGCTTGCAAGCTCCTCATCAGGCAAGTCAATCGGCGGTGCCCAATCCATAATACCTTTGTCTTTGTTGTAAAACGGAATGCCGCGAATGTCCGTTGGTTCGATTTGCGAAAGACGCAAATCAATCATGTAGCCACCAAGTTCGGTAGTGATGTCTGCCACAATCTCACTCTTACCAATACCGGGCGGTCCCCACAAGAATAGTGGTCGTTTATTTTTAAAGCAACGCAGAATACGGCTACGAGCCTGTTCTGGCGTCACAGTGCGTGATTCGGTTACTGCCATTTACATTCTCCTTGTCAACGTGTGAATAATTATTATAATATACAAGCGAATTAAGGTCTGTGGCTTTTATACCACAGACCACCAAATTACAGCAAACCTTTGGCACGTTTCTCGGCTACCTTTGCTTCTTTGCTAGCAAACCACTCTAGTGCAAACGCCTCTGGAGTTTGGCCTTTACGTGGTTTGTCGCCTACACGTTTTGCCACCTTAGCAACAGGAGCCTTAGCAGCCTTTTCCACTTTGGCCTTAGCAGGCTTTGCAACTTTAGCAGCACGAGGTGCCTTAGTAGCAGTCATGCCCACTTGTGCAAGATATGCAACGGCAGCTTCTTTGTCCATTGCTTCAGGCAGCTCAATCATGTTAACATCAGTGCAACCAAAACGCTCTAGTGCCTTGGCACGTTTGGCATCGTTAGCAAATTTGTAAACAACAGCGCCGTTTTCGGTGCAAGTACCAGCAAAAGTAAAAAGTTTAGACATTGTTAACTCCTAAAAAAGTTTACGAATAAAATTAACTACAACAGAACTATTATAGCAAAATGGGTAATTATAGTCTACCGTTTTTTGTGTTGCTTTTTTGCAACAGTTTTAGATGTTGCAACAGTTGCAACTTTGGTTGCATTTTTTAAAATGTGAAACAAAGTAGTTGCTTTTTTAAAATCAAAATTTGGGTGCTTATACATATAGTCTATTTTACGCTCTAAAACTTGCAAAACTTCTAACAAGTCCATTTTTGTTGCAAAATCGCTATTCATTAGTATTTTGTTAACATCATGCTTATCTAACATATACTCTACCCATTTTTCTGTTGCGGGTATTTTGTAATATTGGACTATTGCTTTATTGCTATTGCGAGTTGCATATTTGTTAATGTAGTTACACGCTAACATATAGCCTCCTTTCACAAAGACTACATTATAACAAAAGTGAGATTTATGAACAATGGTTGTTAAAGTTGCAAGTTGTCAAGATATTGACCAAGATTGCCTGCATGAAGCATCAACATAGTCGCAACTTCTTTATCCAGCACCATTATTACAGAATCTTTTTCATTTACTTTGGTATGAAGATAGTAAGGACCAAGGTTTATTCGTGCTAGTCTTATTAAATGTGTGCTTAATAAAGGATGAGAGATATGAATACTATGAATTGGAATCTTTGTTTGTTTTTTGATAAACTTAATCCCTTGATTACTTAACCGTAAATGATCGGGGTTTGTATGATTCCACCAGAATTCTAGCCAATAATCTGTAGGATGTTTTTGCTCATCTATCCCTGCAGCTTGCAGGAACAAACGAGTATATTCAAATTGATTAAGGGTAGATTTGGTCACCTTGTTTCATTAAGACCACAGTAAATTTATCGGTCTTGAAAAGGGTGTTTAGTTTTTTAGCAAGATTAATAGCGTGTCCAGAATTACTAAAACTTACTTTCTTGTATTTTGGACCCGGGTAAGCCACTAAGATATTTTGAGTTTTTAAGTTAATTGGTTTGTTGTCATAAAATACTGCCCAAATTCCCTCGCTTGAAAGGACTTGGTCACTTTTATAATTTTTCTTATTCACGTGCTCCAATAGCACAGTTGGTTTTGGTCTAGACATTAGACTTCCTTGATTACTATATTTATCTTAGAAATATGGGTATATTAAAAACCCCCACCATCTAAGCTTATTGAATTGTTTTGCGAAGGTTCGCTGGTTTGCAAAGTTACTAGTTCTGCAATATTATTAAGTAAAGCATATATATCTGAATGTAGATTACGAGCTTCATCCGCAGTTAAAATTATTTGTCTACTATTAGTTTGATTCATTTGTTTAACTCTGTCATTGAAATTTCTAACTGCTATACTAGTTTGTTGCATTTTTACATCTCCTTAGTTCAATTTGCATTTCTTTATCTGTTTTAAATGGACCTTTGAATTCATATCGATTTAGAGTAATATTTTTTGGACAATAAGAAGTTGTCCACATATCATTTAATTTAATGAGATAGTATCCGGCACAATAAAAACTTTTACTTTTTGATAACTTAGAGTAAATTGGTAATTTTCTTTGTACATCATATACTTGATTATATGCCTTACCGGTGATTGGGTAACCATAAACTTCATTATTAGTATTTTTAGTAATCTTTTTTGCAGCTTCGAATTTTATATTAAATTTTCTTTTTATGTCTTTGGTCGAAGGAAAATATTCTCTTTGATTGTCATGCACATAGACGAAACCACCATCTTCTCGAGCTTGAATAGTGGCAATTTTATTTCCGTGATTTTCAACTACCCAGAATTTATTTTTAACTACAGGAGTTGCTATTAGTTCGCTCATACTTTTGATAAAGTGTGATGTGTTACAATTTTACCTAATTCTTGTCCGAGGTCCTGATCATCGCTGATTACGTACATTTCGTCCTCGAGTCCAAATGTATTTTGTGATACTCTAACCACATAGCCTCCGTGTGCAGTATGCACATCAAATGATATTTTTTTATTAGGCAATTTTTTTTCGCCGATAGAATATGATCCTAGATCAATCTGTGTAACTTGAGATGCAGTTAAAGGTGCCACACTCGGCAACGCCGATCCGGCCATTGTATAAGTACTCATTGTTTCATTTGCTCCATCATAATTGATTGTGCTACTTGTTTGGCAAAATCTTGGTCTTCGTGAATCATGTATAGTGTATGTTGATGCTCATCTTTTTTCTGATCATAAGAAGAACTTTCTAATATGTGTCCACCTACACATGGATATAGTCTAAAACTCATTGAGTTTGCTCTTAAACGAGAATCTGGTGTCGGCACTGCTTCGGTGTCTTGTGGAAATAAACTATTTTTGACTACCCTTCCTCTTTTAAGAGTCTGTCTTGCTTTAGCTCTTTCTTCTGCTTCAAAATCGTCATTGTCATCCCACGCTTGTTTGCTTAGACGCCATACTAATTTTCTAAACCATCTCATTGTTCTTTTTCCTCTTCTTGACAAAATACTTTCATCATTTATATGTATTTCATTATTTCTTTACTATGTTTGAACCAGGCTGGCATTTCAAAGGGCAAAGTTATATCAAATATTAATTCTAATTTTGCTGATATATAACTTTCATAAAGCAAATGAAGATTGCCTAACTCAAATTCCTCTCGATTTCTTATTCTATTAATAATATTGTCGCAGTACAACTTACTATTTTTATATGGCTGTAGTTTTAAAAAGTCTTCATGCAGTTCTAGTAGATTAGAATAATTATTGATCGAAAATCCGCTCCATTTTCCAATGGCATCTATTTGTTGAACAAATTTTTCAGTATCATAAAATGCACCAAAAGGAAACGAAAAAATATCGTTGCTTGGGTCGTGCTTGACAAGATTTTGATATTTCATCCATCCGTGTTGTTCCGGGTATTTAAAACCAATTTTAAAAAATTCTCTTAAAATATATCTAGGGCAATCTGGTGTAGTTTCGTTTAACTCTTGATAGGTAAATTTATGAATATCTATACATTCGTTTTTTATCCAGTCTGGTAAATTTTGAAAATCATTAAAATTTGTGATGTCCGGCCAATCTTCTGCCTTAACAGTATTATAACCTTCGATTAATACATGATTTGAAAAGTATTTTTCTAATAGTACGTCTAAAACATCTGCACGTATAATTGGTTTATTTAATTTATTAAAGGTGTCTTTTTCTAAAGTATCAAGATCAATTTTTATACCATTGGCTCGAAGAAAACTAATGCCGGTAATTGGCAACAAATCATCATGGGTAACTTCAATATGAATTATTTTACTATTTTTTAAAAGGTGCGGCGATTTTGAGTCATTACTGTAATGTCGAGTTTCAAATATTGGTTTGCTAATATATTGTTTAGCATGTGCTGTTCCGTCAGTATCAAACGGTCTATTTGATCTAACCTGAACATTTGCTAATACATAATTGCAAACAAATTCTAAATAACTACCGTGAGCGCCGCCGTGATAACTAACAAATATCATATGTATTCTATTAATAAAATTGAAACTACAAAACCTATACCTAAATAAACCGTAGCATGTACTAATTGATCTATACCAATCCACATCCAAAACTCATTACTATCCGGAGTCATACGCACTGTGATTCTACGATGGCCCCAATCTATAAAGTAATGAACGACTGCATCAAACGTCGCTAACATTATACAGGCTTGTACACCTAAAAAGTGCATTAGGATAACATAAGTTAACGCACCGTGTAATCCAGCATGTTGTAAACCACCTATACGCCAAAAGTGACCTTTATCTCTCAGCATACGATCTGTTTGCCAACAAAAGTCTGCCAAGAAATGTTTAAAAAATAACAAGGCTAACACTAGCCAAGTATTCATCCCGGATACTCCGCACCAAGAAACTCAGCAAAGTTAGAACTTTGTTCACTTAGTCGATTAAGTTCATATTTGCCACAGAACTTGAGAAACTGAGCACCGACCATTGGTCGTGCTTTCTTAACGGATCCTTCTGCGATTGTTGTAGCAATCTTTGCTTTAACGTCATCAGGTTGTGCAGTGAGATCTACTAGTACACGATTGCGTTCATAATCATCTAAGACTCTATGTTCCAAACCGTTATGGTCTGTCCATCGCTGAAGCATAAGGTTATTCCAAGCATATCCTTTGCTATGTTTGTCAGCAAAAGCTTCAGTGAGACCAATTTTGTTCTTGCTACCCTTGGTCCTGACACCAGGATAGGCAGAAAAGATATTATCTGTTGGATCGCCCCGCATGCACTTCTCAAACAGGATCCACGCCGGGTCAGGGATACACTTGGGTTCCTTAGTCTTTTTATCAATTACTAACTTACCTTTCTTATCGTATATACCGTCGAGGGTGTGTAACTCATCACTAACTCCGTTGTACTGCCGAACATTAGACGCCAACAGTTGGTAAAAGTCAGTGTCCGACGAGATAATGATATGTTCGTCACCAGGGTGGGAATGGATCCATCCGGCAATAAGATCATCTGCTTCGAGATTTTCATGTCTAAGGACTGTACAATTAGTTTTTTCAGACAGGAAATTCTTAAGCTCGTCAAAAGTCTCCCAAAACAGACGATCTTCCTCTGCCTCAGCTTCAGTAAGAGCGGCCCGGGCCACTGCACGATTCTTTTTATATGGTTCGTAGAAATCTTTGCGCCAGCTCCGTCCCTCCAAACAGAATACCACATGATCGGCTCGATGGTCTCGCCAGGCTTTATTAACCGATCCAAGTGTAACATGGATGGCAAATCCCAACCGATCCCATGTGTCCGATTGACGGCTGGCAGCGTGGCGGGCACGAAAGAATGTGTTTGCGGTGTCTACAAGTAAGTATCTCATATGGTAATAGTAGCATATTATAGGAGCTTGGTCAAGTATGTAATCAAGAATTCCGCCCATTTTGCATGTCCGTTTGAACGAAAATGGTATGATTTGGTATGCTTACATCCCTGGGATATAAGATATTTTCCATAAGAAAATGTATCAGAGTACGGTTCTATATAATTTTTACCCCAATCATAAACGGGTAAATTTAGTTGCAACAAGGGGTGAAAGGTCAAATCGCAGTTAAAGAACACATGCTGTATGTTTTTTGATTTCAGTTCATTATGGAAGTGCCAAATTTTTTCATGGGCATCTTTGATTTTGTCTTGCCAACTTAAATTGCTAACGAATTCTTTGTATCTTGTTAGCCATTTTTTTGGTACGCTATCTGTTCCGGATCCGTTTACTTGGTACCAAGTTTGATCTTCATCATTGTACCATTCTTCTCTTTCCCAAGTGCTCCACCCAATTATTATTAAATCTGGTGTGTACTCATTGAGATATTCTTGTGTGGTTCGAATTATCCTGTCATTGGATCCTGCCGCTCGTGCGTGACAATGCAAGGTAGCATTAAATTTATCTGCAACCAGTTGTCCATATGAAACCTTAAGATTGGGCGGATACGGTGCCCAAACAGCTTCGTCCTTCCAGAATTCTGGAACATCTTTGCTAGAATATTTAGAATTATCACCTAGAAAACAGCAGCTATGAACAGCCTCACAACCAGTGCTATGACTGTCGCCATTGACATATATGATCACGATATTTCTGTTCTTCCGTTACCTAAATCATTTCTATCTACACGTCGCGGCCTAGTGTCAATTGGTTGATTGGCTTCCCATTGCTCGAAGTTTTCATTAATTATATTCCTACATACACTTTGAAACCACCGATCGACGATTTCAGCATCGGTATCATCTTTTTTCATCATGTACCCAGATTTTACCAATCGTGATACAAATACATCATTCCAGTCTAGTTCAAAAGCGCCGTTGCCCATATCATCAGGATCTAACTCCACGCTAACAACGCTTACATAAGGCTCCCCGGCTTCTGTTGCTAATTCTTTGTCTGTTTTCTTTTTTGGTTTCGGCTCCGGTGGAGATTCCTTTTTTAATTCTGATTTAGGTTTTTTCTTTAACCAATCAAACATCAGTACGCCCCCATTTAATTTTCAACCAAATTCTTTCGTGTACATAATAATCGATACTCAAAAGAATATGTAACGCAGTAGCAAAGCCTGTAGCATTGCTTAAATTACCCGTAAACAAGTAAGTCCAAAATATAGTAAATAACCAAGCGGTTAATCTATAAGTTAACATTCTTGTTACAGTTCTTGTTCTAGTTTCTGCCATCTTCGATTCTCCAATTCATCGTTAATTTGAAGTTTTTGTTCATCAGTGTACTTGGTCCAATTGGCTATTTCGTCAATTGATCTATAACAGCCAATACAAATTTTGTTTTCATCTAGTTTGCATATATTGATGCAAGGTGAAGTTACGTTCCCCATTCGTTCTTAAATAAAGGCACTTGTAATCGGTCACTGTATCTTAGTCCATGTTTCATTGCTAAAGAAGCCACAGTGCGATTATTCAATGAATAAACACTTTCTACACCCCCCACTGGCATTAGATATATTGATCCTTTGAATTCTGCATTTCGATATTGGTCAACAGCTTTTAAAGCGTCCGCAACGTCATCTTCTGTCGCAACTACAAACTTAAGATACGTATGTCCAATCTTTTCGTAATCACAAACGACTTCTGGACGAATAGCCTCCTCCCAACTTTCCCCACTTGCTGGAAGTTTGGCACTTACACTAAATGTCAATGCATTGTATCCTCGACGACCATGCTTTGGATTAAGAGTCCAGTCTAGTAAATATTGCCTGAATTCTTTAGATAACGGTTGAGTACCGTTAGTTTCAAAAGTTAGTTCTTTTAATTTTTGCATGCGAGGATGATTAAGCAAATCTTCATAACTACGTTGCCAGCCCAATAGTGGTTCCCCACCGGTGATAACAAGATGCTCTTCTTTCCACTTACCAAAAGGCAATATCTCCATAATACGTTCCGCGATAGCATCCGAAGTAAGCATAGGACTTAGATCTTTAAAGTCTGGATGCCAACTTGCGTAACTGTCACATCCTGTACTAACAAGAGGAAGTTCCTCATACTTGGTATATTTTGTAGGATCAATATTATTGGCTTCTTCGCTTAGTTGGCCTCTAGGCATACCAAAGCCTGCACACTTGAAGTTGCAACCAAAAGTTCGAAGGAACACACTAGGTACACCCATGTATCGACCTTCACCTTGAATGCTGTAAAACAGCTCTGCTATCTTGATTTTTGACATAGTAATAGTATAATATAAATATTTAGATAATGCAAACAGTACTCGACAATTTCTTTGCCGAACACCAAAATAAAAAATATCAATTAGAGATTAACAAGGCAGCAACTGCTGATTGGATTTTAACCGGCAGTCATATACCCTATTTACCTTTGTATTTAGAGTCAGTGCCATATGACGAAATGTTGTCAGAAGCACAGACACTAGACGATTTGTATGTTCAACATAGATCCAACGATAGTTTGGGTTGGTCCAGTTTGTGCATACACGGTATCACCAGCCAACACACAGACCATTATGCAGTATACCCTGAGTATGCTGACCTAACCAACGACACGGTTCCTTACGGCTGGACTGAAATACAAGATCGTTGTCCAGTTACTACCAATTTCTTTAAGCATCACTTTCCTTTTGATGTGTATCACCGAGTTCGATTTATGCGATTAGATCCTGGGGGATACATATTGCCACATTCAGACAGCCCCGACCTTGGACTTCGTGCTGTCAACATCAGTTTAAACAATCCTATAGGTTGTGATTTTGTATTTGAAAATATTGGTACCGTTCCTTTTACTAGCACAGGCAGCATGTTCCTAGTGGCCAATGGCTATCGTCACAGTGTATGGAATCGCAGTGATCAAACCAGATATCATATTATTGTGCATGGATATGCAACCACTCAACCATATTATGATTTAGTTACCAAAAGTTATAATACCTTGATACCAAGTATCTTCGATATCTAAATAAATTTGCCTACCTGAATTCTCTAGTTCTTGAAACAAGTTATCTCTAATCTGTTTAAGTTGATTTTTACCATATCGTATTAAACTGTATTCCATCCAAAATGCATTACTTAACCATAGATAATTAACACCATCGTTACTTAATAAAAGAGCTGACAACACATATTGATCATTTAGATCATATAAATTTAATATGCGAAAATTTTTTATAGATTTTTGATATCTTGCCCAATGATATTTAAATTCTTCAGCAGTGCATCCAATTTGATTTATTAAGTATTCTAAATTTTCACGATAGGTACCTCTAGGAGCACAAAGCACTGCCTCAGGGTATAATGTTTGAAAATCTTGACAAACATCTTGATAAGTTACAATATCACCATTCCATGTTTTGCTGATATATTCTTGGAATTCTAATGCGTTCGAACTAAAATCGACGTAATTAAAAATAGTAGATTCATCAAATCCATTTTTAATTGCTGTTGCAACTAATTTGAGGCCAGCCGCTACTCCTGTGTAGTATGCAATTCTCTCATTGATTGCAGGTCTCTGCAGAGGTTCGGTATTTAGTACGTAGTATTGATGTTGAACTTGATCGCCAAGATGGCCTATTAGTTCTGCGTAATGCTTTTGCTCGTAAATAGTGCCGGAATATTCTTGCCCATGTAAAAACTTTTTAAATGCTTGCCATTGTTGATCCGGATATAAATGAAATTTATTTCGACGAATGTGTTCGGGAACATTCACTATACGATGACCCATTTCAACGAATTCTCTTATGGCCTCTGCACCTACTTGCATTTCTTTTACATTGTATTCTTTGGCTGCTCCAGAGCTTTCAATCCAGTGTGGTGTATATTCATCGTGAAATGTTTCTTCGCTGGCCTTAATGTCGTTGGCAATAAAAGTTTCTGCTTCTCCTGAATATTCCCATAATGGATAGCCAGCCTTGGTCCATTCTTGATAGTCAAAGGCAAACAATTGTGGATGGATATGTGGATATTGATCTTTGAAGTTCAAAATATGTCCTATCAAAGGACTAGATTGTTTCATTGCCTCTATGATAAGTTTATCATAAATGTTTCTGTCTTGAGTACAATGACCAGCAGCAACAACAACAACCCAATCTGTGAAAGGATCAAGTTGACGTACTGCATGATCTAAATCAGTAACGTAATAAACTTTAAAATCTGTTTCAAAAGGTAGTTGTTGATAAAAGTCACCTAGATCCATGACACGATGTTGATAATCTGCGTCTAGGTGAGTTAAATTATTATATTTTAGTAAAACTTTATTCACTTATGAATGCTCTTACTACATAGTCATATGATCTATCAATACGGCTATAATCATCACCGCCAGTAGCAATAATAATACGACCAAAACATAATCTAGGATCGTCATTGGTTTCTATCCCCCATTTGTTTCGAAAAAACTCTTGATGTTGGCTTACCCACGATCTGAACCCTTCCACATCATCAAATATATGACTTTCGTCGGGTATAAACCACTTTGTACCAGAGCCAACTTTGTGTTGTATTACACAACTGGTATACAAACTTGCGTCGTCTTGATATAAAAAACTATTGTGAGGACTGCGACCCACATGGCTGAAATCATCTTGTATAAAATTAGTGCAAGGTTCTGTAGTAAATTCCCGATAGTCATCTAAGGTCATGTCAATCATCAATCCTGGCGGAACCCACTGTATCTTCTTAAACACTACATCAGTGGCACCTTGCCAAATACTTTCTAGATAATGAATATCGTTATGTAATTGTAGATGCTCGTCTGCATGTTCTTTGTTATGCTCAATATATCTATGTACAGTATTAACTAGATCTTGGTCAATTGTGGACCAATCTATTTCTTGATCGTGTAGAAATTGCAATATATCAGAATCATTACTAATTGCTCGGGTTATGCGTTCTTCGTAAACCGCAGCATCATGTTCTAAGAATTTAGGAAATCCATAGTCTCTTGGTGTACGATCTTGTACACTACGAATACACTCGATCCATTTACTAGAATAAGAACCCGGCCGGATGTTAAACTCCAAATCTAGGAATTCTCGTCCTTGCGGGCTCTTGGCACAGCGAATAACGAATTTAGTCATCCTGGAAATTCTGAAGGAATACCAAATCTAGTTCAAGTTGTTCGCCGATCCACCTTGCACCTTCTGTATGATCTCGCACATGATCTATTCCAATATCTTCGTGTAATAGAATAGTCAGAGGCATGGATCGCAAATAAGATTCAACTAAATTTTGATTCGAAGAGTTGTAATAAACTTGATACATAGGCAACGGATGGGGACCAATCGGCTGATCCCATACCCGCCCAATTTGGCATCCGTATTCTTCAAGTTGCAAATGCAAACTTAAAGCAATCTCCCGTTCATGATTATTTTTCCAATATACATGTGCATGGTAGTTCATCTTATAATTACCAGTGTCGAATGATGCCTGCAATAATAAACAGATTGGTAATAATATAAACAGCAACTATACCTGTACGGATTAAGGCCACACGATCCGATTCTTGATCATTGCCTGTAGCCTTTTCACCTAATGCTTTGGCCCAAAGTCTCCAGATATTATGCAAAGAGATCCTCCTCCCATTCTCTGTGACCTTCTCTATAGGCCATGTTGCTTTGTGTTTCTCTAACTTCTACACGAAAGCACCAAAGTCGTTCTGCTTCACTAGGTCCCCACATGTCCGGGATATAAACACCATTAACATATTTGTATAATTGATCTGCTAGACCTTCACAACCCAATCGAGGCAGTATGGTAAGTTTAGCCAACTTCTTTTCTTGTAGCAACTTAAATGTTTCTAATTCTGGATCATCTTCGGCTACAAGTAGCGTATGGTCAAATTGGTCTTCTAATACGGATTTCAATTCTTTTAGTCCACCGTAGTCAGCTGCCCAATTACGTACATCAAGTTGATCTGTACCAAAGTAAAACTTCATCGAAAAACTATAACCATGTATTAGGTTACAATGACTGTCAGCACGCCATTGTCGGTAAGCACAGGGAAAAGCGTCATGATATTCTTTTGTACTCACATATTTGTAAGTTCTAGGTGGATTTGTTTCGTTAAGATAAAGCATTTAATTCTCCTATGTTAAATTTTAGCATAGGCCTGCAGAATTTGTAAAGCGGGATGAAGAGCCAGGAAGGCCGCTGTGTAGATTAATATTTATGCTGTTTCGCGAGCGTGTCGCTCCATCACTTGTTGTAGATTATTGTCTGTAACATGTTCAAAAAACTTCATAATGAACATACTAGCTGTTGAAGCATCTTCGCCATTGAAGTGCAATTTAGTGCCACCAGCGCCATTTTGATGATGATGGCAACGTTTACCCTTGCCATAACTTACATAATTAAGTTGATGTTCTCTCCCACGATTATCATACCACTGATCAACAGCAACCGTGCCTTCGACTAGTCGATACCAATCAATCATCTCTTCAGTTAATCTGTCTACATCAACCCAAACAGCATAGGTTACAGTGCATCCTGGTGGCAATGCTATCATTGTTCCCACCAATTTTCCCATGGGAATACTACCCAACAAGGATCATCTAGTTTGTTGATATTGCGGCCACTGTAATCTACTTTTTCGTAATTACTAGCATCGTTATTAACAAGAACAGCAAATCTTACATTTTTGTTCCATATTGCCGACCAGGCAGGACTTCCAGGTAAGCAAGATGCTTGCCAGTCTGCTCTGACCCATTCCATAGTGGATCCGGTATCGTTGATGTCATCAACTACGAGAATTTTTTTACGATAAGAGGGATCGGTTTCGGTACCTGACTCTCCACGCTGATCTTGTGGAACGTAGCCAAAAGCATCTTCGGCCATCCAACAATTGCTTTCTGATCTTGGCTTTAGAGTTTCCATTGGTACATCAAAATAGTGACTTATCATTGCGGCGGCAGTAAGTCCACCACGAGTAAGTCCGACTACATAATCTGGTCGCCATTCGCTATTGCCGATGTCTCTGCAGAGTTTATGTACAAGACTTTTAAACTCTGCGTCGGAAATGATCAATTGTTTCATTAGTCACGTTCCATGCTTGTTGCTTCTGTGATTAGAGCAACTAGTTCGTCTAACGTATTACAAAGAATCTTAGCAGTAGCCCATTCTTCTGCTTCGGTACGACCACTAATTTCTAGCATATAGCCATTGTCGTACATGTATACAGTAAAGTTATCATTTACTTTTGCTAGTTTATCTTCAAGTTGCATAGTTTTTCCTTCGTTTTGAGTTAGTGGAAATGGCCAAGCAGCCATTGGTTTGATAACTTCTGTTTCACTTGCTGGGTTTATTTTTTCCAGCTCGTCAAACGTTATTTCATTGTCGTCGTCTTCTTTGAAATCTACGACATTACCTTCTGCATCTGCACAGATAATTCTAACTTGATTACCCTCTTCATCTTCAATGAGTATAGGACCCCATATCCATGCATCGGTATCATTTTGATTCCATCCTTCGTTGTCTTCTAATACTTCGTAAATACTTGATTCATCGAAAAGTTCTTGGAGTCGTTCTTGTTCGTCTTCATCCATGTCTTCCGGAAAGACTATATCCTCCCAACACCCATCCCACATGTTATCTAGTTCAACATTTTCGATATTGTTGACACAACAGTTGTACATGTTGATACTATCGAGCTTGCCGTCACCTCCAGGAACATAGTCGAATTCAAACTCCGGAGGGTTGTTGTCGCTAGTTTCCACTATAAAAGTGGCACCGCGATATCCAGTTTTTCTAGTTATTGTTTGATCGTCTTTGTAGTAGTGTTCGTGTTCTTCGCAAGATTTTTTATAATATGGTGATACTTTCCATATAGCCATTAATCCTCCTCATCAAGTTGTTCGGCTAGGTTGTAGAAAATCAAAAAGGCGACTAATAAAAATATTATAGCAGAAAGTTCACCTACACGCAAAGATAAGGTGCCCATAATCCAAAAGTATAAAAAGATTGCTAATCGTCTCACTTTTTTCCAAATAATGATTTTGATTTTTTCTGTAATTCTTGTTGACGTTTCTTTTCTGCTGCTGCTTTTGCTTCTGCTTCACGTTTGGCTGCTTCATGCTCTCGTTCAATACGAATTACATCTTCACGACCCTGTGCAATCATTTTTTTAAACATTAAAACAACTCGATCTTTTTCACGCTCTGAAATTATTTTAATGGCTGCTAACTTACCTTCGTAACTTTTGGCTTCTTCTAAGAATCCCTCGGGTACAGCAAGTTTTTTTTTCTTAGGTTTTAATGAATTTAATTTTTTTTGAAAATCTTCTGATTCATTATCATCGGACATTTATTGTTATTATTCTTTCCGGTCTCCAAACAAATGAAGCAAACTTAGAAATAAATTAATAAAATCTAAGTAAAGGGTAAGAGCTCCCATGACTTCAATTGCAGGACCGTCTGATTCCATTAGTTGCTCTCTAATCTTTTGAGTATCATACGCGGTCAGGCCCAAGAAAATTACTACTGCTACGGCACTGATTATGGTTTGAAGCAAAGATGATCCTATAAAGATATTTACGATACTAGTAATAATAATAGCTATTAGAGCTACAAAAAGGTATTTTCCTAAACTATCTAAACTTTGTCGAGTAAAATATCCGTAAGCACTCATTGTTACAAACAAGATAGCAGCGCCAAAAAATGCACTAGCAATGCTGGCAGTAGTGTAAACTACAAAAATGGTCGCAAAGCTTAATCCCATAAGTGCCGCAAATCCATGTAAGCATAAAAGTGCCACTGGACGACTAGGATTAGAACCAAGAACAAATCCTACTGCAAAAATAGCTGCCAAAGGTGCAAACATTACTACCCATTTCATGACGCCGGTGAATAGAAAAGCCATTAATGCAGTATTAGAAGCCACTAGAGCACTTACAATCATACTGGTTACAACGGCCAGTGCCATATTATTATAAACACGAATCATACCGCTGTTGATTTCTGATGCGGTTTTATATGGTAAAGCGTATTCCATTTCGTTCTCCTTATCTAGGTGCAAATTCTTGTTGAAGTTTTACGTTGTCAAAAAATTCTTTCTTGGTAGCTGGATCGTCTTTAAACGCACCTCTTAGCACTGTGGTCTGGGTAAGACTGCTATGTGCCATAATTCCGCGATTCTCACAGCATCCATGTGTGGCTTGTATGTATACAGCCACATCCTTGCTTCCAGTTGCAAATTCAATTTCCCTAGCAATGTCCATGCAAAGCTCTTCTTGTAGCGTTCCGCGACGAGAGCACCATTGAGCAATACGGGTGTATTTAGAAAGCCCGATGAGTTTGGGACCAGCAATAACACCAATATATGCCACGCCTGTAACAGGTTGGTGATGATGACTGCAAACACTCTTAAGCTCAGAACGGACGACGAGCATGCCGTCATAGGCTCCTTCAGTGTCATTTGGAAACGCAGTTGCGTTAGGTGTCGGATCATATCTGCCACTCATTAATTCGTAAACATACATCTTGGCCAAGCGACGAGCTGTACCTTGACTATTAGGGTCGGTTGCAGTATCAATAATTAGACTTTGCAGCACTTCTTCAAACTTACCTTCTAATTCATTAACCAGTTGTTCATGTTCACCTGGATTGATATAGTCTGCAATGTTATCTCCGGCCCAGTATCGTGTATGTGCCTGTTCAAGTCTGTTTCTTATAACCTTACTAATTGGTCTTTCTTCGATCATTTATTCTCCAATAATTGTAATATCTCTGAGATCTGGGTATTCGTGATATTTAGGTTGTTCGTCTACGTCACGCAATTTTATTAAACCAAGTTGTGCGTCCTCAATAGTAGGTCTATAATGGTAACCAATCTTGAAAACACGCTGATTTTGCCATGGTTGAATCGCGAGGTCTCTACCATCATATCTTTGCTGTAGTAAAAAGCCATATGCCGCCTTATCATCTAATAGTATAGCACCACCATGACCTATTTGTAAAGGCTTATTGTGGCCAAAACTTACACATTGCATTTGTCCGGATCTATACATGCCTCGCTCTAACCTGCGAGCCGAATCCCAAATATCTGTTCCATAAAAACGATATTCACCTGTCCATTTTTCTGGAACTAGTTCATAACTTATACCTAGTTTGTGCATAGTCATCGGTATAGACAAATAGGTATAGGCAGTAAATTTGGTATGAACCACTCGACGATATCTAAGACACATCTCAATGGCATGAGTACAACAGTCAGTCATGATCGCATAAGGGGCACCAGTATAGTCTGCTAGTGCCTGTTCGAATCTTAAAATTGTATCAAAGCTCACGAGTATACCACCGATATGCCGAGTTGACGATTTGATCAATTGTTGAATATTTTGGTTTCCATGCTAGTGCAGTTCGAGCCAGCGTAGCATCAGCAATAAGTTTATCTGGATCACCAGGGCGTCTTGATCCTATTAACACACGAACAGGGCCATGTTTTAAATTTACATAATCAATAATTTCTTGATTGCTGATTCCTTGATTAGTGCCTAAGTTAAAAATGGCAGCTCTACCGTCCGTATTCCATTGAATAGCTCGAAAGTGTGCATCAGCTAAGTCCCAGACATGTATGTAATCTCGTATACAAGTTCGATCTGGTGTAGCGTAATCCATACCATTTAATGTAAACGCCTGATTGTTAATTTTAGATTCTAATAGTCTAGCAATGATATGTCCTGCTCCAAGCTCTTGGCCTAAATCGTAATTTAAAGGCTCTGCCCCTGCGGCATTAAAATATCTAAAACACACACTGGGCAAGCCATAGGCTTGATTGTAATTTTGTAATAGTTGTTCAATGATATCTTTAGTATGTCCATATGGACTAATTGGCCTTACCCGGTCTGTTTCAACCAATGGAACATGATCAGGGTTGCCGTACACACTAGCACTAGAACTAAAAAGAACAAGCGGTTTCTTTTCGTAATCCTTAACATGATTTAAAAATGTAATTGTCTTTGCCACATTGTTGTCATAATATTTTGCAGGATCGGTTACACTTTCTCCCACAGAGATATCTCCAGCACAATGCACAATGACATCAGGTTGTAATTCATCTAGCCATAACAAACTCTGCTTTGAAACATAATCAGCATGCAAGAAACCATCAACATTTTTTAATGTGTGATCTCTACGTTCTCTGTCGATAATGTAGATATGACAATTTTCAAGATGTTGTTTTAAATAGCGAGCTATGTGGCTACCAATGTAACCACATCCTCCAGTTACGACTATTTTCATTAATACTTGCTTTCGTGTGTATGTCGACGATAATCAGTGCTCATACGAAGCCATTTCTCATCATAATATCCTTCAAGGATATCACAAATACGATCAATAGTGCCATCATTCCACGCACTAAATTTACCCATGTTTGGGTGCGGACGCTGTAGGAGGGGGATAAGCTTCTCGATAGCATCTCTGTGCGACCACGGCACATAAAGTCGTTCATGATCATTTGCAAAAGCTTCGGGAAAGCTGCGGTATGCGGGGTATAGTATATTAGCCCCAAGAGCGTCCGCCTCGCTGGCAGTATTTGACACCCAATCCTGTAGAGCACAATTAAACAACACTCGCGTATCGTTGAGTAGAGCGTAATAATCATTCTTGTCAAGATCTTCATATACAGTCAATTTACCTTCTGCTTGCAGTCTACGTGTACGTTCCATGTACGAACTATTATTACTACGCAACTTGCTACCACTGAATACACAAAACTCAACTTTGGGCCAATCGTTATATGGTAATGCTTGAAGTCTATGATATTCTTCAATCAAGTCCATGTAGAAGTCGGGCTGCTTTTCTTGATCCCAACGTGCTGCAAATCCTACACGGTAACTTCTATCTTCAAACTTTTTGAGTTCACCAGGTACACGACCACGCACCTCGTCTTTACCAAATGCCAGTCCTGAGATATTATAGATAGGAGCCTTCCAACCAGCTACCTTCATGTGCATGACCATTTCTTCGTTAGTAGCAAGAATAATGTCAGCAAAGCTATCTACCATCTTTTCGTAATGCCCCATCCATTCCTGCATGCCCCAGACATGAACAAAATCGTCAGGGTCAATAGTTTGTGCAAGACAACGAACGGCAATGCGAGGACGGCTAAGAGGATCGCACTGCTGAATGATATAAGGTAAGCTCTCGATACCGGGTTGAAACATGTCTTCAAAGTAGACAATATCTTCATTGGTTACTTCTCCTTGTTGCATTAGTCGAATTAGATTCATTAATTGGCTCATGCCAAAATATGTACGGCCGTGTGCGTCCAACACTTGACCTACATTGATTTTTTGGCTCTTGTCTAATGTTTGACCAGGTACTACTGTGTAGTCAATACCACGCCGCTGAAATACAGCTTCGTTCCATTCCTGTAATTGTAGTGTGTATCTAGCTTTGTATGGCTCTAGACCCATGTACCATAACTTACGCATTATTACGTTCCTTTTTGGCATACCACATGTTACGAGGATATTTGCCTCGTTGGGAACGCTCAAACTCACCCCATGGGGTCTTTTCATTATACAAATGTCGTTCGTCGAATGGATGCCCGTATTGCACACAGAATTCACGATACTTATCCAAGTCATCAAAAATTTGATTGACTTCTGGTTTCATAGTCAAATACTTCTTAAGCCATTTAGCGGCCATTTTGTTCTCCTTAGATTTTTATTGATAGAGAGGGTTGATGAGTAGCGTAAGTTATTTCACAACCGTTTTCGTTATCTTCACTTACGCTTATTGTAACATTTCTGCCAGGATATCTATTAGCAATTTGCACATATAAGTCATCTGCAATCATCTCGCAGGACTTGTAATCTAGTTCTAAAATCGAGTTCCCACTACTATACAGCCCTTCCAGCCATCGTTTGAATTGGATGAACTCGATGTCCCGATCATTATGGAACACATCGATTGACACCCTAAAATGGAAGATGTGACGATGAGGGTAACCAAGAAAAGACACATCCGCAAGACCAGGATCCTCCAATGCTGCTGGGTATTTATGAATACCCTCTTTGGAGAAGGTTACCCAAATCTGCCTTGTGGCACGTTCCATAATTCTATCTACTGTTTCTCTTTGTTCTTGATTCATAGTTTATATTAACATTAAATTTAGTTGTTTGCAAATTTATAGATATCCGGATATATTTCTTTACTGTTTGTTTTTCTAATTTTATCGAATTCATTTAACGATGTAAATAAGAAATTTTGATAATGCTCTTTGTGGTCAATATCAATGTTAAGAATGTCATAAATGTTTTTAAATTGTTTTTGGAATTTTATGTTAGGATTTTTCTCTAATTTAGATAATATAATTTCTTTTACCTCTTGCAAATACTGATTAGGTAAAAATCTAGGATCAAGGTTTAAAGTTTTATAATTTCCTAAATCTACATAAGTAACATCAAAA